TATCGCCGAAACAACAGAAGAAAATATATTCTGTATGTCGTGCGATGGACGGGCGCGTGTCCTTGTGTCAGAACGGTCCCTTAAATGGGGTCAGTGTTAGTGATAGGTATAATCTTAAGATTTACTATTCACCCATTGACGACAAATTCTTGTCACTTATTAGGACACTTATGGACTGGGACATACTACCTACCCTGCAAAACGCATGGGATTTGATTCCGTACAGTTTTGTAGTCGATTGGTTTACAGATTTGAGTCGGACGTTGGCCCGAATTGACTCCAACACTTATCTTAATACGTTGGCAGTCCACGGTACCATCAAGACGAGGAAAACTGTGATCAATTCGATTCCGTTAGACCGTATCGGTCTGCCGGAGGGAAGTAGATGGTCAGGGTGCTTATCTCTAAATATTTATAAAAGAAACATAGAGAAAACACTCGACCTCCCGCTTTACCGGTCTGGTTCACCAGATGAGTTTCACAACATTGCGGAACTCACGGCTATTATCGCGCAAAAGTTGCGGCGACGGTAGCCCTATCTTACCGTGCGTGTTTAAAGCGCACAGAAAGGAGGCCTATTATGGCCAAAAGTGTAGTGTACAACCGTACAGATACACCCATAGCCGGTGTTGAAGAGCTAACTATCCCAATTGGATTAGTTAACTTCGGAGCGGACTTTAGAATTCGGACAAACGAGCCTGGTGAGGCCGTTATCACGAATATCACAAGTCCGATCGATCGACCGGAGAAGTATCGTTTTGCGATGAATGAAATTAGAGATGTTTATCGCAATACCGGTATTGACACTACTCTCTACTCTCCGTCTCGGCGTGGAGCATCAGTGCTCTGCCAATTGACGGATGTGTGGACAGTAGTTGACTCTGTCGATCCTTCTTACGAGGTTGCCCTTCCTATAGAAGGTCACATCGTACTGAAGTTGCCAGCGAATGAAAATATCACCGCTGACATGGTTAAGGCCTTTGTCGGTCGCTTATTGTCTGGCCTGTTTGAGACAGGTACGACATCCAGCGGTCGCATAAGGACCTTACTCCGCGGCAGTCTGTTACCCCAAGATTTATAGGAGGTAGCAGATATGTCAAACCGGCTCAACCAAGTTATCCTGACTTGGAAAGACATCGAACGTCACGTTCGGTGCACTGCCGTCCGAAGGATGTCTCACACATTAAAAGGACGCGACTTGCGCTCTGCGCAGGATGCTATCCTCCTGTGGGAGATGACTTTGGTCGACCTCACTACTCCCTACGGTTCACCACCATCCTGGAATGTAAAGCAACATGTAAAATATGTGCTTAATACAGACCTTATGGATTTGGTGGGGCTGCTTAAGGAGGCAGATAAGCTACTGATACAAAATTGCATCAGCGGCGAACCTGATTCCTACGATGGTTTTAAACGCCATCTTAGCAGTGAAAGGATCAGAGCGGGTAACATTCTGTTCCCGCTCAGGGGGTTGATCGAGCTGTGGCATGATGAAACATCCACAGACACTTTTCGGCGTCTCCATACGTCGTTTGTTTTCTTGTCAAGGTTGTCCCTCCGGGACGTCCCAGACCTGAGGCAGAAGGCTATGGAGGACTATCTTCGTATTGAACAGTCTCTTGAGTCCGTTTTGCCAACGGACGAAGAGGGGCTGATCATATCGAGATGGTTTCCAAGGGTGCACGATGTTAGATTCAGTATCTTATATCAGGATGCTGAATTCCAACACGGTCCCGGTGCCGTCGCTGATCTGAAACGCCCTAATCTTGCACTTAAGTACAAGAAATTGGGTGAAGATGGTTGGACACGGTACTTGGATAATCGGTTAAATGAACGACCGATTACACCGCGTCCTCGTGGTAGTTTCGAAAGGACTGCCCGAGTGCGTTTTGTACCTAAGAGCGTGTCAAGTCTCCGCACAATTTGTATGGAGCCGACTACGCTACAGTGGTACCAACAAGGATTCTTCAGGCGGATAGATTCTTATATTAAGAATCATAATTACCTGAAGCGCCGAATCTCACTAGAGAGACAGGAACTAAATCGTGAGCTTGCATTTCTAGGTTCAATAGATGGAAGCTTTTCCACCATTGACCTATCTGCAGCCAGCGATTGTGTCTCTTGGAACCTAGTGAAAAAGTGGTTCCACCAATCTGCTCTCCGTGAAATCGTGTGGTGTTGTCGCTCAAAAAGAGCTCAATTACCAAACGGGGACACGGTTAAGCTCAACAAGTTCGCTCCGATGGGGTCAGCACTCTGCTTCCCCATTGAGTGTCTTGTTTTTGCGGCGATTGTGGAAGCCTCGATCCAAGAGGTGGGAGGCCGTCCCTACGCATCTGAGTATCGCGTATACGGCGACGACATCATCGTTGAATCTCAATATGCGGATGCCGTTATTAGGCGTCTACAATTGAATGGATTTACTCCGAATGTGGATAAATCCTACACCTACACTGATTCTCCTTTGATATACCGAGAATCTTGTGGCGGTGAATTTCTCAACGGTGATGATGTCACCCCTGTCCGACTATCCCGCTCATTTGGCGGTTTGGTCGTTGACACTCGTGACGCGTCGACAATTGAACGGCTGATCGATCTCGCAAATGACTGTTATGGCCATTTGCCGACTGTCAGACTTTGGGTCATCAAAGCACTTTCGGTGCTACCCGATGGCCTTAAAGTTCCGTTCAGCGCTGATGGTAGCTCAGGGCTGTTTAGTCCTGAACCCACCAATTGGCACATAACGGAGGGTCGGTACTCGAAATCCTTTCAGGAATTCGTGTTCCGAGCTGGCGGCAGCAGTACAAAGTATGCTGCTCCAGACCCTGACGACGAAGATATTCGATTATTCGAATATCTGAGAGCCACTCAGCACCGTGAGCGTCTTTGGTTTCCCGAGGACCTCACGGTTGTTCAAGTGTCCTCTCCTGGTCGTACGAAGTGGTTAAGCAAAAACTACTTCGACCTACACCCGTAGGTGACCGAAGAGAAGGGGGTACTCATTATGAGTACGGGC